AAGCCCTTCACCTCGACGGCGTCCGACAGCGCATGGATGCGCCCTGTGAGCTTGTCCAGCTCCTGCAGCTGGTCGCGGTAGTAGAGAACCTCGGGAACGGGAACGAGGCTGCCGGGCTGCAGCGTGCCGTAGGCCGGGCGCGGGCAGGGGAAGTAGCCCTGCAGCTCCAGGTGCGGCGGCGCATCGTCGAGCAGCACGTCGACGCCTTCGCTGACCCAGACCACCTTGCCCAGGCCACGGTGCCAGACTTCCCAGATCTTGGCGCGCTCGCGCTCGTCCGCGCCGCCGACGTCGCGCACCTCGCGATCGATCTTGTACTCGGCGGTGTCCCAGGCGTCGCCCGAGTACTTGCCGAACCTCTTCCTGGCTTCCTCGCGCGTCAGGTAGCTGGCGGCCGCGACCCATTGCACCTCGTACCAGTTGCGCGCGGGATCGTGCAGGAAGTCGCGCCTGTCCTTGTGCTCGATGCAGACCCTTTCGGGCTTGCCGTTCTTCGCGCTCTCATGGCGCAACCACAGCGCGCCGCGCCCGTGCAGCACCATGTCGTCGCGCGCCAGCAGCAGGGAGTTGTGGATGTAGGACAGGTCGAAGGCCACGATCGCGCAGCGCTCCGCCACCTCGCTCGCGGCCTGGAATATCGGTCTTCTGTCCTTGAACTTCGGCACCACCACCGGCACGGGAGGGCGCGCGTAGACGCTCGGCGCCAGCACCTGCATGTTGGCCCAGAACATCTGGAATTCCTTGGCGCGCGTGCCGGAGGAAAGCCGCTCCAGGTTGGCGTATTCCTTGTCGATGTTGTCGCAGTTGGCGTGCCAGTCCTCGAAGGCGCGCTCCGCATCGATGATCATGTCGAGCCAGACGCGGGCATTCGTCGGCTCGGTGAAGACGTTGACCTCGTCGATCTGGCCGGTTGCCGGCGATGCAACCTTGGAGGGATGATCGGATGCCATTATCAACAGCCCTTGCAGATGGAAGGCGGGGGTGGCGGATAGGGCGGAAGCGGATCCACTTGGCTCTCACCCCCGGAGCGCAGGGAGGTGAAACCCGCCACCGCCCAGCATTGCACCCAGCAATGCGATGATGGCAAGCAGCAGCACGATGACCCAGATCCCCTGCTTCACCTTGGGCGGGATCGCGATCACGAAGCTCTCGATCACCCAGATGGCAAGGTAGATGATCCCGCAGAGCACGATCAGGCCGATAAGGAACCAGAGCACGTTGATGGCGAGCGAAACCATGACGGCCTCCTATGCGTGGCCCTCGACAGTGCTGTCGTCGTCGAAGAGATGGCCGGCGGCTGCGGCCTGCGCCCGCGCCATGTCCGCGATATGCTGGCCGATCTGCTCGACCTGTCGCGGATCGGTGATGGCCGTGATGGTGTTGATGGTGACTTCGCCTTCGCCCTTCGGTACCACCAGGATCAGCATGAACTCGACGCCGGCACCGGGGTACATGCCGTCGACGGCGAACTTGACGCCGCTGGCCAGTGCCTTGATGTCGTCGTGATCCTTCACAGCTTCATGCCCTCGTAGCGCCGCACGATGGGCTGGTCGTCGGGAGGCGGGATGAACCAGCCGGTGCGCTTCGGTTCCGGTGCCTTTATGACAGGAAGCGCTTCCCAGGCCAAGGCCATGTAGCGCGCGGCATCAGCGTAGTGGCTCGTCCAGTCGTGCTCCTCTTCCTTGCTGTAGGCCTTCAGCTCCTCGTCCCACTTGCGGTGGTACTGCTCCAGGGCCGCGAGGCCCACTTCCTCGCAGCGCGGATGGAAGACGCACAGCGGCAGCGTGCGGCGCAGCGCCTCGATGCCGTCCTGCTTGCTGGCGCCGCGCACCAGCATGGGGTTGAGGCCGAAGGTCTGCATGCTCTCGACCCTGGTGCGGCCGATGCCCCATTCCTTCACCTTGGCGTCGTGCGGCACGTAGTCGTTGCCGTCCTTCCAGCCGTGGGTCTTCCTGCGCGCCTCGATCACGCCGGCATAGTGCTCGACCCCGACGTTGTTGGCGCCGTAGACGTCCAGGATGAACAGCTGCCCGCCAACCATCTGGAACCACCAGATCGCGGTGTCGTGGCGCACACCGATGTCCCAGGCGCGATGCACCGGGCGATCGGGATCCGCCGTCACCAGCTCCGACACGCGGCGCTCGCGCCGCACGTCGATCATCTCCAGGGCGTAGAACGCACCGAGCACGCTTGAGTTGAAATCCACGTAGTATTCTTGCTGGAACTGGCTGGTGCCGACGTCGCGGCCGAACAGGGCCTGATATTCCTTCAGGCTGCTTTCGAGCTGCTCGGTGGAAAGGGCTGCGGTATTGTCGACCGTCAGCCGCTCGGCAAACCATCCCGGCGTCGCGCACGCCATGTCATACATGGCCTTGGCATGATTACGCCCGCGCGGTGTCGTGATGAATGTCGCCCAGCCGCCGTTTTCTTCCAGTATCGGACGGTGATAGGCCCACGCGCCAGGATGCGCCAATGCCCATTCGGAATAGGCAATACCCACGACGCTCGCGCCCATCTGTGCGTTGTAATTGTCGCTACCTATTAGCTGCCATGTCGATTGATTATGAAACCTGATCATCATCTGGCTCTCGTTGGTACTTTCCCTGATCTCGTGAGGGAACGCCTCGTCGATGCGCCTTAAACCCGTGTGGGGATTAATGGCGTTCCATATCGAGCGCCGGCATTGTTCGTATTCCGGCATGCAATGCCAATACCCGCCGACGCGCTCGCTGGCAGCGATCGCGGTCCAGTGCAAGATGACGTCGTCCTTGCCTGCACGCCTGTGCCACACGGCTATCGCGCGTTTTCCGCCGCCGGTCAGATAATGAAACAGGGGCTTCTGGTATTCCCTGGGCCGCCATTTATTCGGCAGCCGGATCCTTGTGCCCGTTTCCGTTGGCGCCGTTGCTGTGTCCATTGGATTTGTGCTCGATCACCTTTGCGGGCTCCAGGTCGTCGAAGCGCTTGACGATCTCGATCGTAATATGGCCGTTGCCTTTGGCCTCGATCTCCATTGGGATGATACGCGACAAGCCAGCCAGGAAAGCTGCAGGATGCGTCTGCGCCTTCTCAGCGAGATAATCGACAAGGCCATTTTCGCCGCCGCCACCAGCTTGTTGGGCAGCAAGTAAATAGGCATTTTTCAGGATTAACGTGGGCAACGTTGGGCCAGGAGGGCGGCCGGCAGGGTTGAGCGACTTCATGCCCTTGTAGAGTAGCTTGCTACCTTTTCTAGCCATCTCTAGCTCTGAACTACGTTCATTTGGCGTTCTAGGCGCCACTGAGCCGCTATGCAAGCGCCCCTATGCACCCTAGCGGGCAGCCCTTTTTATCGCATCAGCGGCCGTCTCTGTGGCCGGGCGAGGTTGTCCTAGAGCCATGCAGGTTTTCCACTTGTCAAAGTCAAGCCGGTTCCAATCATGGTTGGTCAGGAGGGTAAGGCCGCAGGGCCCAACCTCCCAGCCCTTGCGCCAGTCCCTCAGGACGCCAAGGCAGCAGCGCGGCTGCAGGTAGACATTGAAGCGGGCACGCCACCCCTCCGAGACCCTTTGCGGCACCCCAAGCAAAAGGCACGATTTGCCGCCCGCCCGGAACAACTGTTCGTGCCACGCAATCTGCTCGGCCCTCATGTTCTGTGGACGGATCTTCCCGGAGTTCCGCTTGGTCATCTCGACACCAATCTTGAGTTCCACCGGCAACACCAGCTCAACACCAGGAAGTTGCAACATGACATCAGGCATACCAACCGTTGATCCCCTGGAAGGCTCGACAAAGGAAGGGAAAGCCTTGCCCCAGCGCAGGCGCAGCCACTCCCGGAAGGCCTGCTCGGAACGTCTGTCTATGCGATTATTTTCAATCATCAAAATTTTCTCCACTAAGTGATTGTTTTTTATCAAGACCATTTTTTCAAAAGACAATCAACACAACTTACACTCAAAGCTCAAATATCATACACGCGAGCCAATTCCTATACTCTTCTCTCTCTCTCTCTCTCTCTCTCTCTCTCTCTCTTAATTAAATTGGATTTTTTTTTGAGCCTTGAGCCTGACGTTACGTCACCCTCCCCTCTCCCGTGGCGTCGTCAGTTCTTCCCCGTGCACGGGGCAGGTCAGCCGCCCCCAGCTCATCTGCTCGACCTTGACCTTGGCGACGAAGCCGCACACCCCGCAGGACACGTTGGTCATGCGCGGCGTCTTCTGTTTCCTGAAGTCGACGGCCCATCCCGCAACGAACCTCGCCCCTGGAAGGGGTCCCAGTCGCGCAAGGACGTCCGCCCAGAGCATTTTGAAGACTGCCCCCTCCGTGGTGGCCCGGAGCGGCCCCTCCAGCCCCAGGGCCCGCGCAAGCCGTCCGAACCGCTTCCCGTGCTTTTCCGAGTGCGGCAGCGCCGCGTGGCACAGCTCATGCACCAGGATGCCGGCGACCTTCACCGGGTCCGTCTCGGCGGCCGTGATCCAGATCTCGCGGCCGTTGTCCTCCGACACCGCGTCGGACCAGCACAGGCCGATGTAGCGCTGCTTGGCCCGGTGCGGCGGGCAGATCGCAGCCCTCACCAGGGGCGGCAGCGGGCTGCCGGCCGTGGCAAAGATCGGTCGCGCCAGGGCAATGAAATCCGTCAGCCACTGCTCGCGGGTCATGGAGGTCTGGCCAGCAAGTGCGTTCTGCATGTGAGATACTCCGGTGTGGGGTTGTATTTAGAGGGCTGGTTTTCCGGGTCTGAATGCAATGCCGGGAAGGGCTGATACCCCTCCCCGCCGGCAGGGGTTTCACCCCAGGAACGTCAGGGTGCGCATGGCGCGGGTGAAGGCCACGTAGGCGAGGTTGCTCTCCTGGCGCTGCTGCCATGGCTGGCGGGCCGCCTTCGAGGGGCAGCGCTGGTGATGCTCGACCAGGAACACGTCGCCCCACTCGCGGCCCTTGGCGCGGTGGTAGGTGGCCAGGGTGACGCAGGCCTTCGGGTCGACGTCGTCCCCGAACAGGTCGCCAATGAACTTCACCACGTCCTCGACCGTGTGCTGGCCGCGCGCCTGCACGGCGGTGCAGATCTCGACCAGGGTGTCGACCTTGTCGGCAACCTGCTCGGCCCTGGCGTCCGAACCCTTGGCCACGGCCTTCTGCATCTCGGTAACCCGGTAGTTTTCCAGGCGCGGCAGCAGATCCTCGATCAGGTCGACCTTCCAGCGCTTCGCCAGCTTGGCGAGGCCAATGCCGATGTCGCGCCCCTCGACCTTCGCGGCGATGCCGCGACGGATCAGCGAGTAGGCTGCCGCCACCAGGGGAGCGGTGTTGCGGCAGAGGATGGCCTGTCCCGGCACGAAGGCGATGCGGGCCAGCTCCGCGATGTCGACCCGCGACACCTCGCCGTCGCGCGCGTCGTCGGCCGCTTCCAGGTCAGGGACGATCTGCTGCGCCAGTGCCACCACTGCCTTCGGGCAGCGGAAGGTGACGGTCAGGGGCAGGATCACGCTGTCGAGCGCCTCGATCATGTTCTCCAGGGCCTGGGCGTCGGCACCGGAAAAGCCGTAGATGGCCTGCCTGTCGTCGCCAACGATATGCAGCTGGCCGCCCGGGGTCAGGAACTTGCGCACCAGGGCCTGACGGGCGCGGCTGATGTCCTGCGCCTCGTCGAGGAAGATCACGTCCTTGGTGAACTTCACGCGCAGGTTCTTCACCAGGGGGAACAGCACCATGTCGTCGAAGTCGACGACGTCCGTCTGCGCCAGCGACAGCTTGTAGAGGTGCTGGGCGGCGGCGATCACGGCCTCGACGGCGTCCGTCTCGTTCAGGCCGTTGATGTCATAGTGCTCCGCGATGCGCGCCCAGGTGTCGACCGAGCCGATCGGCTGGTCGTCGAAAAAGCCGACGCCTTCCTGCTTGGCCTTCGACACCAGCTCCAGCACCTGCGAGCCGTACTGGCGCAGGGTCGACTGGAACGGCGAGGGCTGCACCGCATCCAGGATCGCGTAGGCCAGATCGCGCACCTTGTTCTTCTCGATCTTGGGATTGCGGAAGGCGAAGCGCACGAGGCCCCAGCCCATGGCGTGCGCCGTCTGCGCGCCGGTGACCTTCCAGTCGGTGTGGCCGCGCGCCTTCAGCTTGGCCGAGATCTCGACCTCGATCGCCTTGTTGTAGGCGCACACCGCGACGGTGAGGGTGGAAGACGATGCCCGGAGGGCATCGACGGCCGCCAGGATCGTCGAGGTCTTGCCGCTGCCGGCGCGCGCGATCAGCGCAACGTTGCGCTCCTGGCGGACGACGGTGTCGACGAAGGCGGTCTGCTGGGCAGTGAGGTTCATGGGGTAGGGCTCCAGGGTTGCTCGGATGATGGAAGGTTCAGCGGGTCAACAGCTCAATCGCGACAGTGCTGGCCGCCTTTGGGGTCGCATACACGCCACCGTGGCCAGTGACCTTGCCGTCGGGGGAACGCAGGCGAACGTGCCAGCCATATTGCCAATTGCCGTCGGCAAAGCCGCTGGTCAGTTCCAGCGTGGCGTAGGGCTGGTCAGTGGTGCCCGGCTCGATCCGCCAGTAGGTGCGCTTCTGTTTGATGACCTGCATTTGTCTGTCTCGGTTTGGGATTGCTCGGGCGCGGCCACCGGCCGCAATCCACATATAAAGGGCTTGCCAAAAAAGACAAGCCCTTTTTTGCCGAAATGTTTACTCGCCCTTCTCGCGGTAGAGATCCTCCGCCATCAGGTCGTCGATCACGTGGCCGTCGAATTCGACTGCGTGGTCGGAGTAGTGGCTCCACACCACCCAGTGGCCACGGATCTTGCGGGCGGCGTAGTGGCGGTCGCGCAGGGCGAGCTTGCGGGCTTGTGCTTCGGTCATGGTTCTCTCCGTTAGTGGTTGTCGGCGAAGGGGAAGTCGACGTCGCGCATCGGGTCGAGCGGCTCGCGCTCGGCTGCGGCCTCGTCGAGCACCTTCATCACGGCGCTCGCGGCGCGCATCAGCTCGGCCTGCTGTGCCGGCAGCAAGTCGCCGAATTCATAGCCGGTGAGCGGCTCGGCCAGCGCGCGGGCGATGTCGAACTTGACGTTGGTCATGGTCTTTTCCTTGTTGCTGAAATGGCTGTCGAGGGCGGCGTGCAGGGCGGCGGCGCTCATGCCGCCACCTCGACGTCCTTGCGGACCGACACGCGCACCGAAGGCTTGACGCTGGTCTTGACGGTGTGCGCCGTGACCCACTGCGTCGAGAACGACTTCGCCACCAGCTCGTCGATCGCGGCCTTCGCCACCTTGTCGAAGGCCTCGCGCACGAAGGGCTCGGTGACGGTGATGGCGTAGGTGTCGCCCTGGTACTTGCCCGGGCCATTCTCGATCATGGTTGCCTTGAGGTAGCTCTCCTCGATTTCGAGCTGGGCAATCTGGGCCTGCAGGACGCCAAGGCGATCGATGGTGGAAGTCAGGTTGGTGGTGGTCATTTGGGTAGCTCCGGTTTGGTTTGGGTTCAGGGTTGCTGGGGAGGGGTGAGGTTCAGAACGGGATCTCGTCGATGACCGGGAAT